TCAACAAAGCACAACAATATCACCGGCCGCCACACGCTCGGACAGGAATGTCAGCTTGCCGATCCCTTCCTGCAGAAATCGGCTGAGTTGCTCGATGCACTCGCGCTGGTCATCAGTGAGGCTGAACTCAGCCTCCATGCTTTCCATCAGGTCAAGGCAACACTGGTTGAGGAATCCCACCTCCAGTAACTCCGCCCGGAGCCTACGCCGCAACATCTCGTCCATACCAACATCCCTATCTACTCCGCATATCAGACTGTCGGAACGTGGCAAAAACGTGAACCTCGTCACAACTACCTATTCAGCTAGTGGACTAGGCAACGGGAAGCGGGCCTTGATCTCCTCGACCTTGGCCATCCAGGCAGAGTAGTCCGGTTCCACGCCGGCCTTGATAGCGTCGAACTCGGCCTCGGTCTTGAGCGGGTCACTCTCCAGGCGGTAGGCATTTGCCCGAGCCACGGCTGCGGCATCGTACTCAGCCTGCCAGCGTTCTTGCGCCTGCTGTTCAGCGGTCTTTACCTGGCTCCAGTCGATCATCGCGGTAACTCCACAGGTCCATCAGCCTCGATCAGCAACGGTTCAGGGAAGCGAGCGGCGGCACTGGCATCAGCGGCCAGCGGGAACCGCAGGGTTAGTTCCAGCCGGCCATTCCTTCGCGCCACAGGACCAGCGAATAACTCCGATCCAATGGCCTCGGTCGGCAACTCGCCGCCCTCCGGGAGCGGAGTGAAGTCGAACGCCTGGCCGTTCACGGTGAGTACATCGCCAGCCCTGCTCAGTGACAGGCGCTCGTCGCTTCCCGGCAGCGGAGCAAACGGTGACAACTTGATGATCATCAGAACCACCTCCCCACAACCATAATGCTCAACCCGTTGGTACCAAGGTCTTCATTCAAGTAGAAAGTAACTTGGTCCCCGCCCATGTAGCCGCCCCTAACCCCCGCCGCAGCCGATGGCCAGCCGCTGAACGGTATCCAGTTGACGATGAGGCTATATGAGGATCCTCCGATAAACTCAGCCGCCAACTGCACTGTGTTGGGCCCTGCTTGGTAGTTGCTACCAGACCCCGTGATTTGGCGTATGCAAATCTGAGTTCCATCTGCAAACCGAACGAACTCACCATTCGCGTTGCTGCCACGCTGGATCACCGCGCCAGTCGGTACGCCGCTCGACTGCGAAACGGCGCCCAGAATGCTGTCTCGAGAGTACAAAGCCCCAGTTGAACCCAGGGCAGCTCTAACTGCAGCACTCCCAAGCCCAAGGGACGTGCGCGCGCCAGCGGCAGTTGCAGCGCCTGTGCCGCCAAGCGCAACCGGCACCGTGTCGCCGTCGGCGAACTCGCGGAGACTGCCGTAGCCGTTGCCGTCGGCCTGGAGTTTCGTCGGGCGTACATCAGCCATTGAAAAGCACCTGTAGGTTGAGAGTTGCGCCGCCGGCGGTATAGGCCGGCAGTTGGCCGTCAGGGTTCATCGTGAGCCGAAGCATGGAGCCATCGGCGAGATACCCAGGAACAGCCGCGGGGATGCGGACGTTCATCGGATAGGCCACCACCACCCCGGCGCCGTTGGTGACGAACTGGTCGTATCCGGCGCTCCGCCGGACGAAGTAGATCGCGTTCGGCTCCAGCGCGGCAGGCAGTTGCGCGACGACCTTGTGGGTCTGGAGGACGGCCATTTACCAGGCCGCCCCGTTCCACTCCGCCGGAATCGGCTGCCCGCCGAACCGAACCAGGCCCGACTCCTCACCGAACTTGTCCAGCGTCGACTTGTTCGCGTGCGTGTGCGCTTGGGAAACGGCAGTGTCGATCTGCGCCGGCGTCGACGTCGGGCGCCCGTTGATCGCGTCCCAGTTGAGCTCGACGTCCATGCTTTCGTATTCAGCAACTTTCAACCAGGCACTGGTCGCCGGGTTCCATGCGTACAGCGCGGCGCCGGTTTCAACTGTCGGGTCCGCGCTCGCGTCTTGAACCAGCACGAAGATTGCACCCTCAGGCTCCAGAGCGTCGCGCGCGGCGATATCCGCAACGAACAGGATCGGCGCGCCGGTGCCGGGCAGGCTGGCCAGCGCCTCGTTTATCAGCGCGTTGATCATCGCGCTGTTGCCGATCGAGCGCGCCACTCCCGCGCCGTTGGTCAGGTAGGACTCCGAGTAGCTGCCGTTCTCGACGAAGTAGAAACTGTCCGGCTGCAGTGTGCCCGGCAGCGTCGCAACCTTGAAAAATTGAATCTGGGCCATTTCATCACCAATCAGTCGCGCCCCATTGGGCACCGTCTACGCCATCCCTTCCGGGAGGCCCCTGGTCGCCCGCAACAACCACAAGCACATCGGCCGGCGGCGTCACGGTGACCGCGTATTCATGCATCTCGCTGAGCACAAGCGGCTCGCAATCAACCTCGATCGCCAGCGCCCAGGGCTCGGGGGCGTCATCCATCGCACCCTCCCCCACGGCTCACACTGATCGGCCCGCTGTAGTAGCGGTGGACCGTGCCATCCGGGTATGTCACGTCCACGTCGTAGACCGCCGCCGACCATTCCAGCGCCGCGGTAGCCGATGCCGATATCTCGCGCGAGATCGTTCCGGCGCCAGCGAACTCCAGGCCAGAGCCGAGCGACAGCGTCAGCAGCACCGTCCCGCCTGGCTCGGCGCGGATCTGCATCCGCACCTCGGCGCCAGTGAGGTCAACCGGTGGCTGGTAGATCAGTTGCCCGCCAACAGGCGCCAGCCCAACGGCTGACAGCAAGTTGATCTCGATCGTGTCGTCGTCGATGGACGCGACCCGGTGAGGCAGTTGCCGAAGCCGAGCGCGGTTCAGTTCGGGCATGCCCTGGACACCATCGATCCATGCCAGCCACGTGCCAGGCAATCCGTGCCCAGGGATGGTCAGCCGGACGGGAGCAGTCGGCGCGATCTGAGTGATCGGCCGGTAGACCAGGCTCGGTTGCATGATCCGCATCGTGTCGCGGAACGTCGCCCCGCGCTCCACGCGCAGGGGTACACAGGCCGGCGTCCACTAACATCCACATCAACCTGACGCGATCCGTGGGGGCCATGCGGGGTGAGAGCCACTCCAGCAAACCGACGGTCTCTACCACGATAGAAAAAAAGGCCTAAAAGCTTGTTTGAGTATCTAAGCACCGGCCACGCAGATTGGTCGCTTATCGTCGACGGACGCCCCGGGAACAGCTCAATTGGTGACGACCAGTCCAATCCTTCCGCATAACTGTCGCCAACATCAGGAGTAAGCAGGTATATATCACCCAAGCTAATAGACTCCGAGCCACTCGCGACACTTTGACCAGTGATGCTGTCAGCCCATTGGATAGAACCAGGCCCATTAAGAACTCCGCTCGTAGAAAGCGAGTTGTACAGCGACTCTGAGGACCCGCCGGAAGAAGAGCTCAAGGTGTAGGAAAACGAAATATCTTCGGTCATGCTAAATGAGATGTGGTCGCCAGAGATACCTGCCGAGCGCGACATCGTTGACACGATAGAAACTTCGAGCGTTATTAGTTCAAGGGAGCCAGACAATCCATACCACGCTCCAGCAGTTGACCTTGCGCGAAGTGATGCTGAAAACTCTCCGATTAGAACTCTATACACGTGAGGCGCCCACGGATGCCCCGGGTATGGCGGGGGTGGCGGCTCTCCACTGCTTTCATTGAACGGGCCGTCTGGGTCCTCCGGCGTCCCACGCCAAAAGCGGGTATGGGTATTCGGGTCAACATCTGTTCGGCTGCTGTCGATAGTCTCGAATTGTATCTGCGCCCAAGGCGCAACCACGGACAGTTCCGCCTGAAAGCTGTTCGCGCCGCTCGCACTCACACGCAACTCAAGCATCCCACCAACACCAATGAATCCACTCCCAGCGGTCTCTTGATATCTAGCCAGGTAGAGACGGCGTGTTCCGTCGTTATTTACATCCAGAACTTCGAAAGAGATACCGTCCGGCTTGACGGGCAATCCAAGGTCTGACAGAGATATTGCATTACTACTGACCGTCCCAGAAAACCCTGTAAATCCATCCCGAAACAAACAGCTAGCAGCTATTGTTTCGAGAAAAAAATTGTATTGAACGCTTACGCCGTATCGAATCGTGTAACCACGAATAAATGCAGGCTGTAAGGAAACCCCGCCATAAGCTTCGGACAAATCCGTTCCACGCAAAATCGCTCGGTTTAGCCACTGCTCATCTGGATCATCGGTTTCCACTTCAGGGATAGGCATGCCTACGTCCCAAAGGGCCGTATTATTTGCGAGCCTGACAGGCGGCATCGTCATCGTGCGCCCGCTTGGTAACGTCAGGGTCGAATCAACGGCGTTGATTGGCTGTCGTATTAGGCCGTGCCATGGCCACCCCCATACCTGCGGAGCTTCATCGAGCGGACTATTGGGAAACATCGTTCGCGTACTCCATCACCACTTCTGCGCCTAACGCGTCGGTCATGACGATCTTCTTCACGCTGCGATACCGGAGCCAGGCCAGGCCATCGCTGGTGGGGATTGTCTGCAGTTCGTAGTATTCGCGCTGGTCGGCATCTTCCTCGATCAGGGGGCTCGCAATACCGCCACCCCCACCGAGCTGCTTTCCGGCGGGGTTGTAGTCCGCCCGCCCGCGCTTTGCATCCAGGGCGCCGCGCGGATCGATTTTCCGCAGCGACCGCGCCTGGCGTTCCGGCTCGATCAGCCGGTTGAGCGCGGCGGTCAAACCCTGGTCACCGCGTCGCTCCGCTTCGACCCGCTGGCCGCCGGCGCGGCGGATCGCTTCGTTCCTTGCGCCGATGCCGCGGCGCTCATCTGATAGAGCCAT